GGCTAAGTGGGATTTCAATCTTTTCCTCACATGCCTTGCAGACCTTGCTCACCTCCCCAAGGCGTGGGCCTGGATTTCTTTCTAATATTGAGTCAATAATTTTTGAGCGGTCTGACATACCCAAAGCAAGAGGCCCAGCGTTACCGATAGACATCTCTCCATCAATTGATGTAATACATCCAGCTAACAAAATAGTATTTACTTCTGGAACGCTCATTTGAGTATTTTCCATAAGCTTTTTTTGAATAGACCCTGTTGGTAGACGAAGAGTTACTTTTCCTAATTTTGTTTCAACAACCCAATTACGATCATTTACTCTGTCCTTAAGACTTTTAAAAGGTACGTCGTTAAGCAGATGCACATCAGATTGTTGTTCAACGTTACAATTTGGGCAACGAAGTTTTAGGTCTAAAGTCTCACCAAAAGTGACTCTACGGATTCCAAGAAGAATTGCGTCTCTGTCTCCAGATAGCAATAGATCAATGTCGTCCCTAGTAACTTCTTTATCTCCAAGCTTTACTAAACCACGCTCTAAAAGAACGTGAAGAGATTTAGCTGTGGAACCTGCTTTTGCAATTGCTTCCTCATCAGCGCCGGTTAGTTCCCTAACCTCAGCGGTAGTAATAAGGACGCCATCAAGGGTGATATACCCTCCAGGCAATTCAACTTCAGAGGCGGAAGGGGCCCGAGTCTCTACGAGTTTCTCGGGCTCCTTCATAGCCTTTTCAGCGTACTGTGATACAAGTTCTGCGTCGGTAATTATTTCAGCCACTTTTTATACTCCTATTTGATTGATTACGCTAGGTTTGGTCGAGCAATTGGTGTGAAGTTAGCATCAGTAAAGAATACTGACAAACCTTCGTGAACAAGAGCCATTGATTCGTAAAGAATAGCTCCGTCATTTGCGTTTAGATCTGTGTAGTTTAGCTGTGTAATCCAAGCGTTACGAATGTCAAAGCCCATCTTTGGGGTGTTTGCATTTGTAGCGCCGGCATTTGGGTGGTCCATTACATAGATCTTCATGTTAACGCGGAAGCTCTTAGCTGCTACTGAAAGTCCATCTCCAGCTACAGCTGCAAACAATCCACGCATCCAAGCCTGAGCTTGGTCATTTCCGTAAAGCACACCACGTTGTAGCGTGATTGGGCTAAATGTTGTCATTCCAGGTACCTGGTGAACGGTGGTGTTATAGCCACCTTCACGGTACTGAATTGATTGAGTAGTGATGTTTAAACCACTGATTGAGCTAAAACCGCCCACCCAACCTGTTGACTGTCCACTTGCTGTTGTAGCAGAGTTGGATGTTTCAATTTTGCTTGTAAACACTTCGTCTGTGCCCACTTTGTTGAATTCGACATAAAACCGAAAGCTACGTAATGGATCAGTCGCTAATGTTGAGAAGCGATTAATAATACTGCTTGGCATTTTTATTTATCTCCTTTACGCCACAGTAACGGTGGTTCCACCGTCAAACTGACCGATCTTGATGACAATGAATTCCGCTGGGCGTTGTAGAGCAACACCAATTGAAATGTTAAGTTCACCATTGTCAATTGATACCTGCGGATTGTTTCCTGAATCAACTTGGACAAAATACGCCTGTTGAGGTGTTGCCCCAGCTAGACCGCCCTGTGACCAGAAAGCTGTAAGGAAGCTGCCGATTGTTGAGTTAAGACGACGCCAGGTTTCTGGTGTGTTTGGCTCAAATACGGCAAATTGAGTAAGGTCTGAAAGCGCCTTCTTCAAGTAGATTAGTGTACGACGAGTTGGAACGTACTTGTCTAAAGTTCCAGCCTTTAGGGTACGAGCTCCCATAACGCAAATACCAGTTCCTGGAACAAATTTAATTGCGTTCACAGGTGCGGCAGTTGAGTTCATAAGGTCTAGCTCAGCATTAGTTAAAGAACTAACTGCAACTGCTCCAGCAATTCTAGCCTGAAGACCGGCAGGTGCCTTAAATACTCCACGAGCAGAATCGGTTGAAACGTATAGACCAACAACAGCACCACCAGCTCCAATACTGCGAACAGCTGTAGAAGAACCGCTAACTCCAACTGTTGGGTCTGCAATAACGATACGTGGGTAGTAAACAGCTGCTGCTGCACTTGGTGTGTAGGTTGAAGCTAACTGTAGCTGGGTGCTAGCTGTTGCAGCGTTTCCTACCGGAAGGTCTGATCCGTCAATAACAACAAATATATCTCCGCGAGCCTCTGCATAAGCAATTGCTGCGTTTACTGTTGTAGCGTCTACACGACCTGCAACATTGAGGCTAAGTGAGTTAAGGACAGTATCAAAAGCGCTGTAGCTAGTAATGTTTGTAATAGCACCACCGTTTGCGCCAGTAGCCAAAGAACCATTAGCAACTGTTGCTGGGTTTCTAGTTCCACCGGTAGCAGCAGATGCTTGATCTATTGCAAATACAAAGTTAGATGTGCTGTTAATAACAGACAGAGCATAACGAGCATTTGATGATGTCATTGATAGGTCTGTAAATGTTTCAACAATATCAGCATCTGTATTTCCACCCCTGTAAATTGTTAGGTTAAATAGGTTTGCTGTTGCTGAATCTGTGATAGTAACGTTTAGATCGTTACCCCAAGTACCGGCGTTTAACGCTTGAATACGAAGAGTAGGCGCTGGTGTACCAGCACGATCATTGATGGTTCTAAATGCAGATACAGAACCTGCGCCTACGGCACGGGCTACATATGCACGGTTTCCACCGTTTTGAAAGAATGTGTAAACAGCTAATGGAAGTTCATTTCCAGCAACTGTGTTCCAAGTTCCAAAGAACTTTGTGTACTCACTCCAAGAGTTAACAAGAACTGGTGTCAGTGGGCCTTTGTCATTGGCGCCATAGAAAGCAGCAATTGTTGTTGATAATGGAGCAGCTATAGTTTGAACGGGATTAAGCGTCTCTTGAACGTAAACCCCAGGGCGACTAAATGGCATTAATTTATCTCCTTAGTTATATACATAGATGCGATTTATTGAACCGGATTGTAGGTAGAAGGGATGTTCGAGTTTGTAGTGTTTACAGAGACGGTACTAGCAACACGTGTAGAAGTAGCCTGCTCAGCAGACATCTCACTAATCACTCTGATTGTTAGTACGTTACGAAGAAGGCGTCTGTTTCCAGTTTCGCTATCTGCCGTATCCCGCTTTGTAAATCCATCAAGGAACATATGGCGTCGGGAACTTTCGGTCCCTAGCTGATTAGGTACTACTAAGTACCCGAACTTTGATGGAAATTTTCTCATTAGTTGCAGCATGATTGCTCTGTCATGCCGAGGGTGCCTAGCGTGAGACATGATCTGGTAGACCAGGTCATACGCAACAGGCACATCGTAAGTAAAAACATAATCTCCAACAGGAGTTTGAGTTCCTCGGTTGTCGGTATCAGAAAAACGACCCTGTGTTTGGCGGTCGTTTGCCGGGACAATGTCAATAAGATCAATAGTAATAAACGGGAAGTCCTGGGTTCTAACTTCAACGTCAGGGTAGCCAAACCACACTTTAACTTGACGAGCGGCGTTTTTCTCATCAGATACGGTCATACCGTTAAGTAGAGTTTTAATAGCTAGGTCTTCGGCAACAATAAAAGGATTACTCATTAGAGGCCCACTCCTTCTTCTAAAACATACATAACAGATTTTAATCCAATTATGTCTGCAATATATTTGTCAGCTCTATCGGCAAAAGGTCGTAGGACGGCGTTTGGGTTTCCACCATCGCCGTACTCTAGGTTTTGGATTGCCTCAAAAGAGGCTTCATCTGAGCAGCTGATGTAAAGAATGCCGTAGTCATAAGTAATTTCTAGAGCGTCTACAAGATTTACAGGCCAGCCGGCGGACAGGGAAAATGCTCTAAGGCTTTCTTTAAGAACGGGCAGCATTTCATCTACTGCTTCTTGAGAAAGGAAATCGGCTTCTTTACTTGTTAATAACACGTCGAAGCACTCTTCCAGCTGTATACGCACCCGCTAAGCCATACCAAAGTTTTTTACTATCCTTTGCCGACATCATTCCTTGAGTTGCAGCTTTAATGAACTCAACAGTGTCAGGACCATCTACTTTTTTATCGTAGGGCATGGCAATCTCCAATCGGAGTAGGGCATCGTAATACGCATGGGTAGAGCTTTGATCCCGCACGGAATCAATTAAATCATAAAGCAAGAAGCCCCCTTTCGGGGGCTAATCGCTTACTTCTTTTTAGGCTTACTTGCCGTAGTTTGTG